GAATTAAACAACTGGTTAGAGTTGGCAGCCGTTATTGGGGGCGTTATTTGGGGTGCAGGAAGACTGCAAGGAGTCTTTAAGTGTATGCATGACACTGCAGCTAGATTAGATAATGCAATTGATCGGCTGGATAAGGCTCTTGTCGCATTAGAAGAAAGATTACGATCCTTAGAGAACAAAGTTTCGAGGATCGAAGGTGAGATGAAGGACTAAATATGCTTACTAAATTTGTAGAATGGATGGAGCTTGGGCTCATTGGATTTGTAGGAGGCATCAAAGTCTCTATTAGAACCGCAGCAGACTTCTTGGTCAATAGATTACAGGACCTGCAGCTTTGGATTGGGAGAATCTTATGATTAAGAAGTTTCCATGTGCCTGTGGGCGAACCACTAGCTATCAAGGCAAGAGTGCTGAGAAGTACGTGAACAGCTCACCAATGAAAAAGACACCAAAGGGTTCTAAGAAGCGATGAATATAGACGCTATTCACAAAGAGATTGATCAATGGATTCATGAATATCTTGATGTCCCTAGTGACTTTTACAATGGCTTGAAACCATGTCCCTTTGCGTTAAAAGCTTGGAGAGACAATAAAACTAAAATACTTATAGGTGATGCATCTACTGTTGAAGAAGAGATCTCTAACTGGGACTCTTCTTATGACTTGGTAGGCATTGCTTATGATCCTGACTTATGGTCTGATAAAGATGCAGATGATTGGGCGGAAGAGCGTAACAAGACACTAGCTCACGACAATCTATATCTAATGGTATCAGCATCTCAAGACGAGGTTGAGGATCCTGAGTATGACATGGACCATTTGCCATGTCATGTAGATTTTGTGTACGGGCTTGTGTTTATACAAAGCCTATCGGAACTGAACAAGTACTCGGAGATGCTCGATAAGCAGGGCTATTACGAGAATTGTTCTAAAGATTTTATGACTTATATTACTACCAGAAAGAAGGCAGAACATGCGAGGAAGAAAGAAAACGGCTAGAAAGAGTGCAGGTATGAATAAACCTAGGGGTATCATGGCTGACGCAAAACCTACTAAGAAGAAGAAAACTGGTTACGAAACAAAAAACAAACGTCTTATGAAGTCAGCTAAAAGAAAGATGACTCCTAGAAAAAAGATGTAAATTAAACTTGGAGACAGGGTATGGCTAAGAAAAAAAGTGGTGGTGGTAAGAAAGATGCTTGCTACCATAAAGTGAAGAGCAGATATACAAAGTGGCCTAGTGCATATGCTTCTGGAGCTCTTGTTAAATGCCGTAAAGTTGGGGCAAAAAACTGGGGCAATAAGAGCAAGGGTAAGAAGAAGAAGTAATGGCTAAGAAAAAAGCTAACTTTAGTGCAGAGAAAAAGAAGGGTCTGCATGGCTGGTTCTCCCGTAATAAGGGTAAGGGCTGGGTAGATTGCAAGACCGGCAAACCATGTGGTCGGAAATCAGCAAAGGGCGGCAGCAAAAGACCATACCCTGCCTGCCGCCCTACAAAAGCTATGTGTACCTCTGCAAAGAATAAGAAAAAAGGTCCTGCCTCAATCTCGTGGCAGAAGAAAAGAGGCAAGAAGAAATGAGAAAACGAGCAACTAAAAAGAAATCAAAGTTAGCAGCAATGACTCCTCCTTATAACAAGGTTACAAGAGGTGATGTTATTACTGCTGCTAAAAGGAATGCTAAAAAGAAAAAGAAGAAGGGATAAGCTATGGCTAAAAAGAAAGGTATGAGCGGCATGTCTGTGAAGAGCGGACATAAGCGAGCTACATCCAAGGGTGCAGGCATGACCAAAAAAGGCGTTGCTGAGTACCGTCGTAGAAATCCCGGCTCTAAGTTAAAGACTGCGGTTACTGAGAAAAAGCCCTCTAAGGCTAGAGCTAAAAGAAGAAAGTCATATTGCAGCCGATCTGCAGGTCAAATGAAGATGCATGGTATTAGCTGTAGTAAGACTCCAAAGAAAAGAATTTGTGCAGCACGTAGACGTTGGAGATGCTGACAGGGGGATTAGATGAGTGAATGTATTAAGTGTAGAGATCGAGATGCTAAGGCAGCTAGCTCATGTGAGGCTAACTTTAAAGAGTTGCAAAAGAAATATAATAAATTATTATTAGTTTTTGCTGTGCTTGCAGGAGTTCTAGGCAAAGAAATTATTGATAAGACTATGAGCTTATTTACAAGCGTAAGTCCTGTTATTGACGTAGTTTCTGAAATCCCTGAGCCTAAGCCTGTTCTTACATATCCTACTTATTACATAGAAGACTCTCTTCTTCTTGCAGATGTTCCTCCTTTATTATTAGATTTAAGGTTGACTTCTTCTCCAGAACTTGATATATTCTTTGAAGATGATTATGAATATGTTTATGTTCCTGAGGTTGGACAAGTTGCAATGTTGGGCTCCTTGCCCTTTTTAATGAATAAAAGGAGAAGATAATGATTACAGAATTATTATCCTTATTACTGTATACAAGTGACCCTAGCGGTCCTCCAAGTGATCCTAATGCTGTGGCTATGTGGATTGATGATCTTGGTAGACTCACTCCGTATGGTCGGACGTTTGATGTCTATATTCAAACTGGGTTTGATCCTGAGTTCTCGTATCCAAATGGTGATCCACGACGACCCTACATGATTGGATCTACTAGAGGCAATGAGTCACCCTCACGCTCCTTTGGGTGGGCTATTGAAGGTCCAATGTTGAAGAACCGCAGGCCGGACTTCTTGTACCCGTGGTACGACAACTGCATCGAGTGTATTGAGTACGACCAAGCTCGCACCTCTTTTGGCGACTGGGAGTTACCAGATGGTACACTGTTGCCGTGCAGCGAAGCACCTAACGGTTGGGACTGCGTGCAAGCAAACCCATATCAACGCTTCGGCTACCTCGGTGCTAAGTTTACGCCAATCAACTGGATCTTCGAGGGACCAGAAGGTTGCTGCCCCCGGACGGGTGACCTTGTTGATCTTGAGTACTCGTGGTGCGATTCATGGATTTTGCATGGCCCATTGGGCAAGAAGTACGGTAACTCCAATCCTCAGTACAGATATCCAATGGTGCAGCAACAACACAAGGATTTGATGGACACACCTGTACTGAAATACTGGCTACCATATCCTGTAGGGCAAGTCCCATTTCAACAGTGTTGCAAGGCTCCCTCTCAGATTGATTACGGCGATCTCATTCGATGGGACGCAGACGTTGATTGGATGAGCGAAAAGTGGCCCGGTTCCTTTCATATTGCTCGGTTCACTGGTCCCAATTACTTCTCGTCTGGTGGCGTTGTTCGCTTTGCTTGTAACAATGGACATCCGTGTGACCCGGCACCGTATTCGATTAATTATTATCCTGACAATAGCTGTCCCTCTGATCTTAATGAGGATGGCATTGTAGGATTTGAAGACATTTTACAAGTACTCAGTGATGTTTCTGGGTTCAAATATCATCCACAGACCAATAATGGTTTTAATGCTATTATCAAGGTTCTGTCAGAATGGGGAGAGTGTAGTGAGTGATACGTATGATCCAAGAGTCTCCTTGCTAAAAGGCATTGAGGAAGCTCTTAGAAGTAATGCGGGTGGGGTTAGAAATGCCCATCCTTGGATTGTTCCCTTGTGGACAGCCCTAAACGATACAAGATCTTTGATCGAACAGTTAGAACTTGAGATTGAAGGGTTCAAGACTCAGATTGAAGAACTTAAAAAGCCCAAGGTAGGAAGACCAAAGAAGAAGACAAATGCAAAACAGAATGATTCTGGGGTTCTGGAAACCTGAAAAAGATTGTGTTGATCATTGGTGGATCTCGTTAGCCTCTCCCAAGTACGTCCATTGTGCGATACTATTGGATAAGTATTACCTAGGAACTTGGGCAAACGGAAACCTTTGGATTGACATGACTGACAAAGACTGTGAGGAGAGATTTAGAAGGCCTGATATGGCTTTCGATTTGGGGCTCACGGATAAAGGGATTGATGATTATAAATATCTTGAATCCACGCGTCTACCTGTAATAGATACACTGCTGTTTAATATTATTAGGGAATCTACAGGACACGCACTTTATCCATTGCCTCAAAACAATTGTGTTCACTGTGTGAAACAAGTGATAGGTCTTTGGGATGAAAGTATTCAGACACCAGATGAATTATACGAAAGATTTGAAAATGAAACTAAAAGAATGGCCTCACATCGACAAGAGGCTGATTGAGATTTTAGAAGAAAAGTTTGCAATTACAGATAAAGATCTGACCAAAAACGAAGGTGAGCGGTTTCACCTAGCGGGTCAACGTTCTGTAATTAGATTACTACAAAATCAATTTGATTTACAAAAAAAGAAATGAGGCTACATTATGGCATATGGCGATCCAATTTATGACGAAGAAACAGGCGAAATCATTGGCTACGAAGGTATGGAAGCGGAAGAGGTTCCAATTACAGATGAAATGGGAAACCTTAAAATTCCCGGTCCTGAAGAAGTAGATCCTGATGAAATTGATACTAGCGATATTTTAGATGAAGAAGAGTTGAGAAAAGAAGCTATTGAAGTTTCTAAGTTCTTAGCTGAGCAAATGAAAGCACAGCGAAGTGCTGCAGGTGGTGCTAAAAAAGCACAAGAAAAGGCTAGAAAAAAGATGGCTAAGGAAGCAGCATATAAATCTTCATTTCAAGCCGCTCAGAAAAAAAGACAAACTGATCTTAACAAGTTGACTAGAGGTCAAGCTATGCGTGCAGAGCAGCTCGATAGGCGAGGTGCAGGCGGTAGAAGAGGTCGTTTGTTTAGACGATTAAGCGCATTTAGAATTCCAGATGGTTCAAGTTTGCCCGGACAAGGCGGACAAGGAACCATGTTTAACTGAGGTACTATAAATGGAGATGGCAGAAAAATCTATTGAGGATCGTTTCTTCGCATTCGATTCACTTCGTACAGCAAAGCTAGACAGAGCTAGGGGTTGTTCTGCCTTAACATTGCCTGAGTTATTACCACCTGTTGGTTACTCTGAGACTGAGCAATTGGTTACTCCTTACTCTAGCATTCCTGCTAGGGGAGTCAATGCATTAGCATCTCGTATTATGAGTGCTCTTTTGCCCCTTAATGACTTGCCTTTCTTTAGGTTCTTTCCAAGGACTGGTGAGTATCCTCCCTTGGAAACTCAAGAATATCTTGAATCTATGGCTTCTAAGCTGCACAAGAAATTGAACAGCAAGAACCTTAGAGAGGCTATCTATCAGGCTCTTCAACAGTTGTTGGTGCTTGGTGATGCCTTGCTTATTCTTGAGGATGACATGATCTTTAGGACCGTAAGGTTAGATCATTACGTCATTAAAAGAAACCATAGGGGTGAGGTTATTGAGATTATCTACTTAGAGCATGCTGCTAAGGCTAGCAAGACCAGTGCTATGGAAGATTCCTATAACCCCGGTGTTGTCTATCCTACAGCAGTTGCTAAGAAGGGATATGATACTATCTTTAACAGGCTGGTGTGGAATGCTGAAGAAAAGCATTGGGAAGTTAGCGTTGAGAAGGGTAAAGAGATTATTTCTGAGGGTATCTACAAGGTGCTCCCAGTTATCCCTTTGCGTTGGCAGTCTGTAACCAATGAGAACTACGGTCGATCTCATGTTGAGATGAATATTGGTGATATTAAATCCTTAGAGTCTTACACTGCAGCCCTTATCGAGGGCCTCTCCGCAAGCTCTGCATTCTGGATGGCTGTAGATCCTTCGGGCATCACGGCTCTAGACGATATCTCCAGTCAATCAAACGGTACATGGGTTTCAGCAAGGCAACAGGACGTGTTTGCCATTACGCCCTCTAGCACCATGAACCCTCAAGTATCTTTGAGTATGCAGGCTGTAGAAACTATGCGTAAAGAGGTAGCTCAGAGCTTCCTTATGTCTGGTAGTGCTATCCCATCTGGAGATAGAGTTACTGCTACCGCAGTGCGTATGATTGGACAAGAGTTAGAGCAGGTCTTAGGTGGGGTGTTCTCATCTATTGCTAGGGACTTATTGGTTCCAATTGTAAAGAGAACATTCTACTTAATGGTAGATAATAAAGAAGTGGATGAACGTTTAGTGTCTGAGTTCCAAGATGAAGACTCAGGCGTTCTGTCTGTTGATATTGTTACTGGACTGCAGGCTCTTAGCCGAGAGTCTGACAGAGAGCGTTTGATGGCTATGGGCGATATGATTCGTAACTTACCACCAGAGGCTGTACAAAACTTTAAGTTTGATGAGTATGCTAGGGCTCTTATTACAAGCCTTGGCTTTGATCCAAGAAACTGGGTCAAGAGTGCTGATGAGCTTGAAGAGGAGAAGGAAATGGCTATGGCTGATCAAGCTAAGATGCAAGCTGTAAATGCTATGACTACTGCTCATGCTCAGAACAGTGCAACGGCAATGCAACAACAAGGTCAACCTGCAGCAGCTCAACAAGTCAATGAAGCTGTTCAGCAAATGATGTAACCAAGGAGATAATACATGGAAGAAAATACACAAGTACCACAACAACCAGCTCAACCTAGTGTTGAGCAACAAGTTCAAGCACCTAATACCGAACAACAGGCTACGGCTCCTCCTCAACTGAGTGCCGAAGCTCAACAGTATAACTATGAACGAGAGATGTTCGTTAAAGGTGCTCAGGGCAGCATGGATCTGCCCGGAAACTTTAAGGACTTTGGGGATTACTTCGACTCATTGAAGGAAGCCCAAGGTCAATATACACAAGCTAGACAAGAGATTGCATCGTTAAAAGCCCAAATGGCTACTGATGCTTTAGCTCAACCAAACCCTGAAGTTCAGGAAGGTGAGCAAGGATCTTATGATGGCTTCTTAAACATTCCAGACCCAGCTGAGGTTCTTAGAGCCAAGGCTTTGGAAGATTTACAATATCCTTCTCAACCAAGAGAAGTTACTCAAGAAATGACTGATGCATGGTCACAAGAATATATGCAAAACCAAGGGCAGTTTACGTCTGAAACCCTTGATCAAATTCGAGAGTCATTTCCCGGTGTAAGTGATGATATGATTTACACCTTCTATCAGGGCATGAAATCTATTGAGCAACAGAATGTCAGTAGGGCAGTAGACGTTGCAGGTAGTCCTGATAAATTAAAAGAAGTTATTGCTTGGGCAGCGGACAATTTAAGTGCTGAAGAAAGAGTTGCAACGAATGAGGCGCTTGCTGGTCCCGGTTCTGAGTATGTACTGCGTGGTTTGATGGCACGTTATGAGGCTGATTCAGTCTCTATGCGGGCTGAAGAACCACAACAAGTCCCCGGCAGAGTTGCAAATGCAAGTGCTGTTGAGGCAATCCAAGGGTTTGCTAACCCACAAGAAATGAATGGTGCTATGAGGGATCAACGATACGTTCAAGATCCTGAGTATAGAGCCTTTGTTTCTCAAAGATTAGCAAGGACTCCTTGGTTAACTAATGGCGGTAGTTGAGCAACCGCCAACTTGGATGAGTTATATTAAGACTAGAAACTAGTGATTAGTATTCAAGATGTTAAGATATAACAAGTCCCCTAGGTAAAGCTGACTCCTCTTGAAGGAACAATCAAGCTCTGGGTTTATCTATTTTTGCTCATAGCTATTAAATAATAAACCTACATAAGGAAATTTAAAATGGGTTTTAATACTGGAGGTACTCCCTCATATCCTGATCTTAATGTTACAAGATGGGGTGCAAAATCTACTACAGCTACTGCAGCTGTCGCGAAACTTGGTATTGAAGATGCTGTCACTGACTCTAATCTTTGGCTTAATACTTGGGCTGGTGAAGTTCTTCACTCTTATGATGCCTACAACGTCTTTGAAGGCTTAGTCGATCAAAGAACCATTGAAAATGGTACTACCATTGAATTCCCAGTGACTGGTACTATTGCTCTTGAATCCGCTTGGGAATCAGGCGAAGAGCTTTCAGGTGGCGGTTCAACGACCTCTACCTTTACGATCTCATTAGACCGTAGACC